GCCGTCAACAAGTCCCATGAAAAGACCCTGCGCTGCTTCAAAGAGAGCCGGAGCATTAGCAACAAAGCCGTCCACTAAACCTTGCAGGATCTGTGGAGCTGCTTCTGCAAGCTGTCCTGCGACCTCAGTGAGTGCTTGCAAGATAAACGTGAACGCTTGCATTGCTCCTGCCATGAGAGAAGGCGCAGAAGCTACGAGAATGTCGCAGATTGCACCAGCTGCAGCTCCGACCGCTTCAAGTAGTCCTGGAGCGATTTGCTGCCATGCTGCACCCATCTGTCCAAAGAGAACCTCAAAGGCATGAGCCAGCGTAGGACCTGCAGAAGCAAGACCGGAAGCCACCTGTGGAAGAACTGAGCTGATTTGAGAAGCAAGTCCAGGGATGGTGTCAGCAATACCAACAATATTGCTTGCAATATTTGCTGCTGCCTGTGTGATATCTCCACCCATAGCAACAAAGGCTGTACCAGCCACAGCTGCAGCAATTGAGAGCACGCCAAGCACCACAGTTGCGCTACCAAAGCCAGAAGCAAGGTTTGCAACCACGCCCATAGCCGGCTGTACCGCTCCTAGAAGCTTAGGTCCTAGACTCGTGAGTGCAGGTCCTATAACGCCCGCAATGGCACTACCAACGCCACCAAGCTTGGCAGCAATAGGAGCAGCGAAGGCAGAGACTGCGCTTCCTGCCTTAGAGAGCGCAGAGGTGACAGGGCTCATAAACTGAGCCACATTACCGCCAACAGTTGCCAGCACACCCTGTGAGTTTCTCGCAATGGATGTGAGGTGCAGCGTTGCAGTTGCTGCCATGCTCTTAAATGTAGACTGCGCAGCAGAAACAATAGATACAAGCTTGTTTTTAATGGGGTTGTTGAGACCGCTAAAAGCCTTTACAAGCTTGTCTCTGAACTCCCAAGCGTAAAGAATCGCAGTCTCCAGCTTATCCTGGACTGTTGTAGCGATTGCGCCAAAGAAGGACTTAAAGCCAGTGCTTAAACCTGCAACAGTCGAGAGTGTGCCTGGAATTATGCCCTTGATAACGGATAGACCGCTTGCAACAGTGCCGGAAGCCTTAGAGAATGCTCCAAGCATCTTGCCGGCGGTCTCCATAGACTTACCAATGACAAGAAGCGAAGGACCAGTGCCGGCAAGCATTCCAATAGACTTTGCAATGGTCTGAATGTCAGAAGCTGACATCTGATTGATTGCATTAGCTGCGTTAGTTGCCATAGAAGCGAGAGCTTCCATGGCACGCTCAAAGAGTGGCATAAGTGACTCAACAAGCTTCTGAATTGGGTCTGCGAGCTTGGAGAGTGCGTCTGTCATCTTCTTGTAGCCATCAGTCTGATACATCTTCATGATGGTTGCGGTTGCTGCGTCAGCGAGGTTTGAGAGCACGCCAGTAAGTGTCCTGGACTGCTTAATCATGAGCCCGCCAAAGTCACCCTGCATACCAGCTCTGATTGCTGCAATGGCTACATCAGCACTGACTGCCTTCTTAGTGACCATTTCCATTGCGCCAGCAACGTCTGTATGCAGTGCTTTTGCGAGGTAGTCCCATGCAGGAATACCAACCTCAGTAAGCTGCATCATCTCCTGCGAAGCTGCAACGCCTTTGCCATGCATCTGACCGAGAGCACGGGTAATAGCGTCAATACCTTGCTGACCAGCACCAAGGGCTGCAGTTGCGTTACCAACGTCTGTAAGCATGGGGATGACATCGTTAGCTGCAAAGCCATAAGCGAGCATCTGTTGAGTTGCCTTGTTGAGACCTGCCATCTCAAATGGCGTGGTCTTAGCAAACTCGACTAGATCAGAAATCATCTTTTTTGCACGCTCAGGACCAAGCATGGTATTAAAGGCAATGTCTACTTGCTCAGCATTTGCTGCAGTCTGACTTGCCCATCTAGCAGCCTTAACACCTGCAATAGCAAGGGGAGCGGTAATTGCAGCGGTAAGCACAGTACCCGCTTTAGAAAAGCCACTACCAAGGCTTGAGATTGCCTTAGAAGTCGTATCAGTTAGCTTGGAAACCTCGCTGGCGAACTTGGAAGAGTCACCTAAAATCTCAATGACTACTTTTCCATCTGCCAAATTGACCTCCTAGAAGTTAGAAGTTACGGAGTGCCATCTCCCGTAATTCATCTTCTGTTGGAGGTAACGCCCAAGCTTGAGCACGCCTAGCATGAGCACGCTCTTCTTCCTTTGTGGTGTCTCCTTCAAGCGGGCTTCTTGCAGCCACCGCTTGTCCCGTGAGCGTGTCTGGAGTGGCAAGAAGAGCCAGATATAAGTTGATGAAGGTATACCAGTGAAGTTGCGTTGATTTGCTGGTGAGGTCTATTGAGTAGACGCGCATGAAGTCGGCAGTCACAATACCAGCGTCATAGTGCCAGTCAAAGTTCTTCTTCCTGTAGTACTGAATACGCTTGTATTGCTCACCGTAGGAGATAGTGTCAAATGCCCCTGCTACCCACTCAGATGCTGCCTGAAGAGCTTCTACTGGGTACTTAGACACTTGGTCTGGCAGTACGCCATTTTTGGCATAGAAAAGGTTTAGTGTCCTCGCATTGGCAACAGCACTATTCTCTGTATCCATCGTCATGTAGATGAGCGAGGTTCTGAATCCACTCTTAATGGGTACAGATACTCCCGCCACATCGACTGTGACGGGAGCACCCTTGATAACCGAGTCTAAAAACATGAATTACTCATCCATGCTGGAGTTCTCTTGCGTGATAAGCTCAGAGACCTTGGAGATAGCATCGCTTGCTGAATAGACCTCTGTCAGAATCGAGATAATCTTCATCAAACGGTAGATGTTGAGACGGTTTGCCTTGCCAATAAGCTCCTCTGCAGCTTCCTCACCAAGCGCAAAAGCAACGATATTGTGTGCTTCATCTGCAAGGGTTGTGAGGTTGTCCATTACCTCATCATTTGTGAGCCCTGTAAAAGATGACAGACGCTTTGCCCAGGAGTTGGCTTCTACAACAAAGGTAATATTGCCTAGATCTACGTCATAGGTTTTGCCCTCAATCTTCACCTTTGCTGTGGGTGCGCCGTCAAGCTTGTAGTTCTTCAGTGCCATAAGTGTTCCTCTCTATGGGTTTACCTTGGCTCATATCTTGTGCCACGGGTAACGCCAACAAAAAAAAGCACCCAGCATATGCTAGGTGCTTCCCCAGAGAGGAATGGGGACTATGTCTATGCAGCTTTAGTAAATGCTGCAGTGTCATAGTTGAAGGTGCCGTACTCGTACTCGTCGGTGATTGCGACCTTAAAGGCAATCTTAATTGGTGCAATATCAGAGCCAGAGAATGGCGAGACATTCAGCGTTGCCTTTGCGTGCTTAGCAACAAGTGCGGTCTTCTCGCAAGCCTTACCTGCCTTAAAGTCATAACCGCAAGTGCGGACATACTCAACAGGTACGTCTAGAACATCTTCATAGCTTGCAAGAATCTTCTGAATACCACCAGGACCCATAGCGTCAACCTCAAAGCTGAAGGTGTCAGTCTTGCCCAAGTTGTACTTAGGCTGGGTCTTACGGTCGATATAGGTTGGCTCATAAGACTTGGCTTCACGCTCTGGGTCTGCCTTGGTTGTCTCGGTAACACGGATGAAGTTCGTCTGTCCTGGGAACTTAATCCAGTGCTGAATCTCGTAGATAGAGACAGGCGTGCGCTGTGTCTCTGTTGGCTGTGTAACAGCTGGTGATTCTGGCATAGTACTTCCTTTCTTTAAGGGCTAAACCCTGTACTTGATTTGGGCGATAAGCTGGTAGGTTGCGACTCCATCCTCGCCAACACTGAAGGGAGATGGCAGTGTGGTGACATCATGGGCATATACAACAACGCCCTCTGGTGCACCACCGTCTTCAATGGCAGCTTGGACTTTACGCAGCATGGCTAGACCGTCAATGCGCTCCTGCTCGTCTAGCGGGCGTGTCTGCAGATACACCTCATAAGGGAACTGCTTAATACCGCCACCAGAACAATAATGAAGCACCCATGGCTCACCTGGTGCAGCCTTAAGCATTGCTTGTGCAGCACCGGTGCCGTTGGGGAACTGACCGTATTCAACAGGAATACCTGTGAGAATGTCTTTTAGCCAGTCAGTAACACTTTGAGCGATGTCTACCATGCTCCTCCAACTTTCTCTCCAAGAACTTTTGCGAACATTTGTTGCCATGCGTTACCTCTTACACCTGCGCAGCGGTCATACCAGTGGTCGCAGGCATTAGGAGCGTGCAAGGCATTCTGAAGCGTGTTGTGGTTGTGTGTTGAGTAGTACTGAACACGTGCATAAGCTGCTGCGTCTCCTGCACCCCATTCAACGTAAGCTGCATTACCAGATTGACGGGTAGTGCCAGAGCCTTGAAGGGCTCCTGAGTCATAAGGGACGTAAGTCTTACAGTCAGCCAGTACGTTTTCAGCAACAATGCCAAGGGCAGCTTCTACAGCATTTGAGACCTTGTCTTTGCAACGCTCAACATCAACGTCAACCACACGCATTCTCATCTGGCTTCTACCTCCACATGATGGGTCTCGTGATGAGTGGAATAAGGGTTTACAGAGCGCACCATACGCGCTTCTGATACTGGCTTCTCTTCGGAGCTGATGTCACGAATAACGAAGTCACCAGCCTTGAGACCCGGGTCTCTGAAGAACCACACTTTAAGCACGTTGGCATTCTGTGGTCCTACGGTTGAAGCGGTATTAGCGAGCTTCTCTTCAACGTGTACGCCTTGATAGATAGATCGCGTGAATCCCTTATCCTGCTTGTGCCAGACGGTGACAGTATCCCAGGCAATCATCGGATACCCCTCCAAAGAAGACCTGTACCAACTAAGAAGGGATACACGCAGGAGAGGTCAGAGACGCTTGCTTGAGCGTCTGTGTAGGTGTAGGACACACTACCAACGCTCTCACTCTTAACCATTCCGCGTGTGTCTTTGCCAGCTACTCTGTCGCATAGAGCACAGAGGGCAAGAAGCCACTTCTCGCTGTACTTCTCAGGGACCTCTTCACCAGTCATCGAGACAAGCAGTGCTTGAGCCTTGACGAGGGGAGCGTCTAGCTCACCCTCGCCAAGAGAGCCTTTATACGTGTTGCGGTAGAAGTCGTATGTAAGGCTTGGGGCTGTCATTAAGCAGCCTTAGGCTTCAAGACACCAGCAGCCTTAGTTGCCTTCAATGCAACACCACAGACAAACTCGACATCAACGCTCTTGACAGCGCCTGGAGTGGTCCAGTCAGGCAGTGCAACGGTGAATGCGTTGTCACCATTGAGGGTGATGCCGTGGAAACCATCCATACCAAGGCAAGCAGCATAGATAGAGCCGTCAGTGATAGAGCCGTCACGGACCTCATGGATAGCAATGCCGTTGTAAGCCTTAACAACATTGCCAGCGGTCTCTTTAGACTCAGTGCCAAGACCAACAACACGAAGCAATGCATTCAGCTTGGTGTACTGAGCTGCGTTCATCATGAGTACATCAGGGGTGCGCATGAGGTTGGAGAGCATGGTGTCAAGCTCCTCAAGGTAAGCAAGAGCAGCTTCCTTAGTGGTGACCTTGACATCGGTCTTAGAGGTCATCTCAGTGGAAGTGGTCTTCAGAGCAGCTGCGAGACCGTCAAAGCCGTTTGCATCCTTAGTAGGAGCAAAGATGCTTGCGTTGAACTTGCGGGAGACTGCGTCCTTAGCCTGCTCCAGATACATCTCGTAGAGGTCGTCTGCAGCAGCCTTGGCAACACGATCCATCTGGAACGTAGAGCCAAGAATACCAAGAGTGGTGGTCTTCTTCTCAACGGTTGGCTCAGATGCGACTGGCTCAGCACCAAGTGCACGGAATGCAGCAGAAGACGGAGTCTTGACGCGTTTATAGCCGTAGACAAGGTCAGAGGTGCCAGAAGCATTCATGCAGTTGTCGAAGGTGAGTGCACCGAGCAGATAGTTGTCGGTGACAAGCTCATTGATAAAGCCCTGTGTGAGCTTATCGCCAGAGTTGGTTGCAAGGGTAGCGAGATTAATCATTATTTTCCAAGTCCTTCCTTAATGTTGCGAGCAATGCCAGAAGAGCTGCCAGCGGGCTTGCCGGTAGTATTTACGCTCTTTGGCTCAGACTGGAAGAGATATGGCTTTGCTTCTTTAAGCTTAGAAACGTCACCCTCTAGAGCAGCTAGAGCAGCTCTACCAAGCTCCAAGTCAATGCAGCCAGCAGAAGTAAGCTTTGCTTCAACTTCTGCCTTCTCCTTGGCTTCCTGTGAGTCTTTGAGCTGCTTCTCAATAGCAGAGATACGCTCATCAGAAGAAGCCATAGACTTCTTCGACTCTGCAAGCTCTGCTTCCAGCTCTTTAATGCGCTTCTCACGGTTAGCTAAGTCACGCTCTAGCTTGTGGGTGTTTACGTTTGCGCTTGTGTCCTCACTTGCAGCAGAGTCCTGGGAAGATGTTTCCTCTTCTGCTACTTGGTCCTGGGACTGGTTTTCCTGCGTAGAGTCTTGGGTGTCAGAGTCTTTCTTTTCCTCTGTGACCTCGTCTGGTGCAGGAGATCCATTACGATGCATAGACCAAATCCTTTCAGTCAATCGCAGGTCCTTTTCCTGCGCTGAAAGAATTGTCTGTGAGTGTTAACAGCTAAAAGAAAACCCCGCTTATTGCGGGGTTAGGAGTTATTTCATATGTTGCTTGGCATATTCAATGGCAAAGTCTGGTATCTGCTCTACGCCAGCTCGATATTTCAAAATATCTTGGTCGGATACACCCATATTGCCAATATGATGGTCGAAATACCCATGCTGTACAACAATTCCAGAAACTGGATCTACAAGGTCAGCCGAAGTGACCGCATCATTTGGCATTGACGCGAGAAAATCACAAATCTTTTTTATTTCTT